AATTTGTGAAATAATGTTAGAGTTACAACTGCGTCCATTGCAGCATAGTCTTTCATTACATCAAAAGGAACTAAATCCCAACTGAAATCATCTTTCAGTATGCCATGTTGTTTGCGATAGTTACCTATCCAATCATAGAGAGTTTGTTCATATTCACCATAGTCTGTGTGTTTCATTGCTAACATTTTTAGACCGTGTGTTCCTGGTTGTTCGTCTAGTAGATAATGTTGAAGCATGGTATCTTCAAATCTAGGAAAGTTAAAATTGAAATGATACTCAAACCATGCCAAGTCAAACTTTGCATTATGAAATACTACTATCTTTTTCTCAAAGAGTTGTTGCATATATCCTTCACATTGTTTATCAATACAATCTGTAGATATGTATGCTCCTTGTTGCTCTCCATTGTGTTCATAAGAAAGGGAAAATCCAATCATATATCCGTCTCGTGGAGACAATGCACTTGTCTCACAGTCAAGAGCTATCTCTTCACCATCAGACTCTATTGCTTTAGTAAGAAAGACATATGCTTCTGCCGTATCTTCTATACCTATTTTAAATTGTTCAGGTATATCCTGAACTTTTAAATCTCCTGATATATAATCTTTTATATTATCTACTGCCTCTTCAAAAGACTTCTTTGCTTCTGGACGAAATGCTATCATAGCAGGATTAATTATAGGTAAAAACTTATCGTTGATAAGTCTGCCATTCTCTGCTGTGATAGATGTTTTCTTAGTGAAATACTTGAAAGGCTCTGAACCTACAAGTATCAAGAAATCATACTCGTCTACATCTATTTCTATATCTACATCTGATTTCAATATCTTTTTCTTTTTGACTGTTGATAAAGCATATCTACTAAACTCAAAGTCAAACCATTTGTGAAAGTCCGTTGAACTCGGACTTGTTTCTACTAGTGCTATCTTAGCCATATAATACTCTCTTAATTTCTCCTATTTGTTCTTTTGTTAAATTGCCTGGGTCTTGGTTCTCTTTTAATTTTACTATCTTTACTGCCATGTCCATGCTTTCTGCAAGACCCTTTATTTCCTGTGCTGCTTGACGACCTGCTTCGTCTCCGTCAAACATAATATCTATACCTGTTGCTCCTTGCATTTTTAGTAGAGATAATTTTACCCAATTCATTTGTCTTGTGCCGAAACAGCACACTGTATTCTTGAGACCATTGTCCCAAAGATTCAAGGCATCAAACATGCCCTCTACAAGTATAGCACGATTCTGTATCAGCTTTGGCTTTGCTGGACAGAATGGTAACTGCACTCCATTAGGATAGATATAGTACTTAGGTCTACTCTCTCCTATCATTGTATTTGTTGTCAGTCGCCCGATCAACCCAACTGTTTTACCAGTTATATCACGAATTGGGAAAATTATTCTACCTTCAAATTTAGGAACATTCCAAGTAAATGCCTGCCAAATCTTTAGTGTTTCTTTTCCTATATTTCTAAACGGAGCGTCCCACATAATTCTTTCTTCGGGGAGTTGAATACCTACTGTCTCCGCTTGCTTTTGTTCTATCTTTTCTTTTATCTTGTGTATCTTTATTTCCAAACTTGTTGCTGGCGCACCAAAGTGCGTAAATACATTGCCCTTAAAACCACAGGAAAAACAATGCATTACTCCTGTGATTTTATCTACTCGCATACTAGGATTGGTGTCGTCATGTTCAGGGTTAAGACATTTTACAACAGCGTCATTCCCCTGAATCTTATAATCAATTCCTTTTTCTGTAAGTAAATCTATTGCAATCATAATATATATTATACTCGATTTTTGAACTTATGTCAAGTATTATTTTTAGCAGTCCTTGACAAAGATACCATCGACCATTCTTCCCTTTCTATCTTTTATATCATCATAGGCGACTTCTAAACATTGTTGTAAGTTAGTTCCGTTTCTCGCTGCGATATTAATAAGAATAACTAAACAGTCTCCTATATCATCTTTTATATCTTGTTGTTTGCAAACATTATCAGATAGTTCACCTACTTCTTGCATTAGTTTTAGAACTTGATCTTTATCTGTTGCGCCATCTATGAGGTTTCTATCCTCATGCCATTCTACTACTTTATTTATTGTATCTATCAATTTTCTTCTCCATTAATTTTACATATTCTTTACTTAATTCTATCATTATAGAATCTCTACTATATTTCTCTGCAACTATTCCTGTTGTGCCTGTTCCTGCAAATGGGTCTAAAACTACTCCATTTTTTGGACACCCTGCTAGTACGCAAGGTTCTACTAATTTCTGTGGATAAGTTGCAAAATGTCCTTCTTTTGCACTTGTATCACTAGGAATTGTCCAAACCGATCTTTTATACTTTAGTTCAACTCCATCTATACAAGGTTCTTTTATTGCGTTGTGATCAAAATAATACTTCTTTGTTTTGCTAAATAAAAACAAATATTCATGTGCTTTCGTACATCTACTTGTAACACTCTCTGGAAGTGGGTTTGGTTTGTGCCATATAATATCTTGTCTTAGATACCAACCACTATCTTGCATCGCTAGTGCAAATCTCCATGGCATGCCTAATAGTTCTTTATTATAATAACTATCTCCTATATTTACCCATAGAGTTCCACTATTTTTCATAGTTCTTTTGACTTCTCTAAATACTGATACAAGTTTCTTTATAAACTGATCTGGAGTATCTTCTAGTCCTATTTGATCGTCTTTTCCTCTAATTGCTCCACACTTTTTACATTCATACTTAAAAAATTCTTTTGGTCTATTTACAGAACTTCCTATTGCATGCGCTCTAAAATCATCTCCTTGATGATTACAGTTTGGATCACCACCTATCCACTCTGCTGTATTGTAATCTCGAAGATTCCAATAGGGTGGACTTGTTATACAGCAATCAACTGTATTTCTTTTTATACTTTGTAATGCTTTTCTACAATCTGAGTTTATTATTTTTATCATTTTTATACTGGTGGAGCTGACAGGAGTCGAACCTGCGACCTACTGCGTGCAAGGCAGTCGCTCTCCCAACTGAGCTACAGCCCCATTATAAATCATATACATCTTCATCTGAAGATAATGTTTCTTTTAATTCTGCTTTTTCATCTGGATCCATCACAGTGTGCGGTCCAATCTTTAATGTTTCCCAATTAATTTCACTCACAAATCCAGACATCTTATCATTCCTCATTTTTTCACAAGTGAACTTAATTGCGTTCTCCTTGTCTCCCCAATGGGATATTTGGTAAGCTGCATCAACTGCATCAAATATACCCTTTGAGAATCGCACTTGATTGTTCTCATTAGTTTGAACAGCAGTTGCTACTAGCACATTTTCATCTTGTGCTAAATACTTTAATGCTTTTGATATTTCGATCTGCTCTGTCCAGTCATATTGACCTGAACGATTCGGAGCGTTGTGACGCTTGACTTGGTTTAGATAATCAACTACAATGATACCAAGATCATCATACTCTGCTCGTTTCTGTCGCACTGTACTAATAACTTTCGCTACTGTCAGTGCAGGATCATAGACTACATCTATTTGATTCGTTCTATTAAACTTTTCTCTTGTAAGAAGCCTGTGAAACTTATCAAAATCTTTCTCTTTGAGATAGCTCTCAAAATGTTCCTGTCCTTTATCAAAACGGGCTGACCACCACTTTGCAATTTTCTGCCATTCATCAGGATATAAGTTTTTCTCTATCAGTCTACCAAGAGGCACGTTCGTACTCATACTAACAATTCTTTGCAGAATCTGTCGAGTGTCCATCTCAATAGTAAAGTAGAGAGCTGACTTCCCTGTTTCTTGCACTGCTCTCGCAATATTACAAAGGGTGAATGATTTTCCTCCACCTCGCTGTGCGCCGACAACGACCAAATCTTTGGGAGAAAATTTGTAGGATAAATCATAATCTTGATTTAATCCTAACGCTAATCGACTAGAAAGATTTTCCTCTGAATCGAATAGTTCTACTGTGTCCATAGCTTCATCTTCATCTTTTGTATCGACTCGATCTTGAACTTGGACAACTAATTCTTGCAGACTGTCAATGTTTTCCTGTGCGTCTGCTAGTGTTATTGTGTTCTCTATATAATCATCTATGCGAGTAAGTATTTCTCCTTGTGCAAACTCGTTCTTTAAATAATCGAGCAGGAGATATGGATCGACTTCTGTTTCTACAGATTCGATTGCATAGATTTGTTCTTGTAATTCTCTAGACCTGATACTTGATTTTAGGTCTTCGAAGGTTGGTAACTTGTGATATTTCAATACATGCTTATCAATTATACCATGAATTTTTTGGTAGGTTGTTGACGGCAGATAATGGGATTTCAAACGATTCCAAGTTACAAAATCGCCTTGTTCTATAATCTGTTTAATTAATGCTGATGCTAATGTCAATTATTCTCCCAAATAAAAAGCGAGTGTGGGGAGAATCCCCACACTCTAAGTTAAACTAGCCAATGTTTTTTCTTGCACTGCCATCGTAGTCTGAGCAGGTTAGTCCTCTTCTTGTAAGCATAGTTTTAACACCTCTTACAGTTTTACCGACTTGGTCTGCAATATCTTCGACTGACATATCAGAAATGTCTAGATCAGCAAGAACGTCTGCTTTACCGTTGCCTTTTACATGCTCTTGTTTTGGTATAGCATTAATCTCGCCAGCTCTTAGTAAAGAAAGTGCTTTTCCTCTGATTGAGTTTACACTTTTACCAAGAGATTCTGCAATCGCTTCAACGAAAGCTCCATCATTTACCATGTTGATAAATGTTGATTCTTCATCATCGCTGTAAGTTTTTACAGATTCCATCTTAGGTGCAGGCTTAACATGTGATGTTAATTGCATAGATAGAATTTTACCTTGAATTGACTTAGCACTGAATGCTCCGCCTTCAAAGTTCTCTGCGATTTCAGCATATGTATACTGACCGCTGTTATCTTCAACAAATGTTGCAAGAGTTGCTTCTTGCTCATCTGAAAAAGATTTGCTTGCTGAAGCAGAAGCTAGTTCTACTTCATAGCCCATTTTTCTTAGTTTAGAAGAGACACTTCTTGAAGAAGTCTCTAATTCTACAGCTGCGTCTGCAACTGTTACTTGGGAAACAGGGCCGTTGCCTACAAAGTCCACTAGACTTTGAGTTCTTTCATCTGTCCACTTAGGTACTGCCATTATATTCTCCTATTAAATATTTTATATTGGTTATAATCTCGACTCCTCGATCTCGAGCAGTCTGGGTTTTTATTGACTCAACTCCACTTTCATTTATGAGGTGAGTGCAATCTTTTGTTAAACTTGACTTCACTATGAATCCATAGTTTTCAAGCACTTGTTGTGCATGAGCCTTACTAGCATAGGTTTTCAACTTACCACTAATACAGACTGTTCCTTTGACTTCTTTTACTTCTACTGCTGAATATGAACTTGTAAAATCAAAAGGAAGTAAATCCAAATAGTGATTAGGATAAAACTCCTCGCCTAACCATGCTAATAGATTTTCCGTTGCTTTTGGGCCGATACCTGCATCACTACAAGTTAGCTCGTTGATATCTCGTATGTTTGAGACTGTTCGACATATTTTTTCTGATACGGATCGTCCAATCAACGGAATAGAAAAGGCGGGTATAAGTGTTTGAAGGTCTACTGATTTCGACTTCTCAAGTTCTTCATAAACTTTATTACCTATCTTTTCTGAGTCTAATCGCATGATAATCTCATGTCTTTCTAATTCATAGAGTTCCACTATGTCCTCGACTTTTAACCTTTTCATGGTTGCTGGCCCAAGACCTTTTATTTTTAATTTAGAAACAAAGTTTTCCAACTTCTTGTCATTCTTTGCTTCACAATAGTCATTCCTACAAAATAGTTGCTCATTCAAAAGTTCTAATACAGAACTGCATGATGGACAATTTGTTGGAATCTCTATTCTTTTCATATTTTCTATATACATATTATATATAAAACTAACCTTATTGTCAAGAAATATTTTTCGATTTCTCAGATTTGGGTATATTATAATTTTGATGAGTTAACAGCCAATCTTCTGCTGTTTCCTTTTTCTTCGGAAACCACCGTAAAATTTTAGAGTTAATTGAAAAACACTCTGTATAGCCACCAAATTTTACATCAGGTATATACTTATCATCTTTGAACATTTCATGTAATACCCACTCCATTTTTCTACAATCTTCGTAGTCACCTGTCCATGTTCTCTGAATGAACTGTTGGTAATCTGGAGTGTAGAAGTCCTTACTAGAACCTCGTTGTAGAACTCCGAGTCCTACTTTACCCGCTCGAAACTTTGCAATCCCTACTTTAAGGAATTTTTCTTGAGTTTCGGGGTTTATAAATTTGATTCCATAAATGATACCTTTCATCTAAAAATCCAAATCCTATTTCTGTGAGCATAGACAAACCACTTAAAGCCGTGTCCATACTGTGCTGATTTAAGGCGATTATACATCTTCGTATCTCTTAGAAAAGTATAATCGTGTGTAAAATACTCTAATATATGCACTTATAGTTAGAAATATAACTGATACTATTGACAGTATCTCAGGGCTGGTAACACCAAACCTTTCTATACATATATAGAGTATTAAATAGTTTAATGGGAACTGAGTAAGTAAAGCACTCAGCACACTAAACATTGTTTCTTTGTGTATTCTTTTTGTTCTTTTATCCATATTTATCGTTATCGTTTTCTTTATAATACATATAAAGTAAAAACATTGCTACTACTAATGTTATTGTAAAATCCATTAGTCCATTACCCTCTGGCACCAATTTTCTGCACAATCCTCAGCATAGCTTACTGAGTGTTCATGCACTCGTATTGTTCTTATTTTTTGATCGTTTTCGTATACATCTACCTCATAACCATATTTAGTAGACATTATCAAAGCAAGTCTAGTGCCTTCAACTGGCACTCCATACTCTCTAAACTCTGATACTATTTCTCTATAATTGCTACTTTCCTTCATAAATTTCCTCTAACATTGGCTCAAATACTTGCCTTCTAAAGTATTCTATATCTTTTTCTTCAAATACGATACCTAATTTCTTTTCTACTCGTCTCTGTTCATGAATCCATAATCTAAATTCATCAAAGAGCATTTCTTCTGGATACCAGATCATCTTCTTCTCCTATTTTTCTCGGAGACCATTTCTGCACTGACATAAGTTACCCAACCCATTAGCAGGAGAATGAGAAAGCCCAAGATAAACCCAATTATCTCCACTACTCAACTCTCCTAACAATCTTGGGTATGATCTTCCCACTTCTAATCACTTCCACCTTACACCCAATCTCAAGATCAAGTGCATCAATAAAACCTGCGTTATGCAAGGTTGCCCTAGAAATGTTCGCATCATCAATGACGACAGGGTCTAGAATTGCAACTGGTGTTACAGCTCCTGACTTGCCGACATTCCATTCTACATCTAGCAGGGTTGTAGTTATTCCAGCCTCTCGAGTCTTAAATGCAAAAGAACCACGAGGGTGATGTGCAGTGTAACCAAGTTTCTCGAACTCAGCCATATTGTCTAGTCTCCACACTGCGCCGTCTGTGGGATAATAATACTTGTCTACTGTCAAAACGGTGGCTAGACCCAACGCTCCGATTGTCAGCAATTTATGTGACCACAAATCCATATTATTCGGTTCTACATTGTAGGCGACAAAAACCAGATTTACTGATCTTTCCTTAAATTCTTCAATATTCTTTAGATTAAGTGAGCCTGCGGCATAGTTCCGTGCATTAGGAAGTTCGACTGGAGCAACTACTTCTCCTGTTATTTGGAGTATCTTTTCATCAGTTTGTAACTGATGAGGCACAAGATACTTTATTTTATTAGTAATTGGAACACCTTTCTTCCCATCACCACGAGTCAGAGCCATCTTTAGTTTACCATCAACATAGAGAATGCTTACTGCACTCCCATCTAGTTTAGGTGTAATAACTACTGATTCATTGTCTGCCCATGATGGGGGTGTGGTCTCGCCAGAAAAGACTTTCTGTAAAGACCACATAGGAAAGGTGTGAGCAATTCGTTGCTCTCTATCATCTTCATAGCCGACTTGTTCGTCTACCTGTTTCAGTCTATCATAGACATCATCAGCGATCAATGGTTTACCATTGAAATACGCCAAGTCACACTGCTTAAGATAATTTTCCAAACTCATACATATATTATATTCGAGTTTGAGATCATTGTCAAGAACTATTTTTTAGTTCTGATAGATATTGTCTAGTAAATCTTTAAAGTTTTCTTCGATAACTTTTTTACTTTCTGCAAGAGAAAGAATCTCAACTAATGCTGTAAACAACTCCCTTGAGTTATCAAAATCTAACACCATAGCGATTCCCTCTTTAGAAGGTTTCCACTCTTCGCTAAAGTCTTGATAATACTTTCTTATATGCAAATATTCCTTACCTTTAAAAGTGTTTATTGTGAGATATATTTTTTGCCCTTTTTCTTCATCATAATGTATTTCTCGCTCATACATTGAGGGCGCTGTATGTAATTCAATCATTTTTTAATATTTTTGAGAGAGGAACTATCGAAACTACATTCTCGGGAACTAATAGTCTATACGAGTCTGTATCCCAGCACCAGCATAATACTTGGTGTTGGTTTGCTTTTGCACGATTTCTTTTTGACTGAATATAGTCATTATCGAACTCCATTGTGCAAACATTATACTTTAGTTTACGACTTTTTGCACTACGATAAGTTATTACTGCATCGCCGTGCTTCTCCATCTCTTGTATAAATTTATCTTTTTTCATTTTTCTCCTGCGTTGGTTGATGTAATCCTTCACCGTCCAACCGCTAGGTTAAAAAACAATTGAATCTACAAGATATAAAAATTCCTCGACTCCGAAAAGTCGAGGATTAAACTAACAACTAGCTGTTAAGCTTGTTGATTGCTTCGGCAAAGTACTTAGCAGCTTTACCAGTAAGTTTACTAATGATAGAATCATCAAGATCAATTCCAGCATCAGAAAGAGCTGAACTCAACTCTTGCTGTGCGCCTTCTTTTGACACTCTAGTTCCACCACCACCTGATGCCTTACCAACAGCAGGGGTTTTCTTGACATAGACACCAGCTTTTGTTAGAATCATTCTAACTCCATTAGGTGTTTGACCTATGTTCTCTGCAATATCTGACACAATTTCCATACTTGTTTCTGGTGTTGGGTCAGCGCCTTGGTAGTCTTGCACTACCTGTGCTTTCATTTCATCTGTCCAATTTGACATTCTTTTTCTCCGTTTGTAAGATTCTGGCAACCCGGGCGCCCACCCTGTCGCTTGCCTCATCTGTAAATAAAATCTATCACTCATTTATATAATATATTATAGTATATAAATAAGGGCGAAGTCAAGAACTATTTTTTGATTCTTCACTTCAAGTATTTTTCTATCGTAGAAATTTTTTCATGTGCCTCAGCTATCCTATCTAGCTGAGTTTCTATAGCTTCAACTATATTTGGGTGATCTCCAATAGCAACAGAATTTCTCAAATATACTGATATATTTGCTTTTGCTACTGCAATCTCTCCTTCTGCTTTCTTTATAATTGCTTCTAATAAACTATTCATTTCATTGCTCCTATGTATGTTGATACAAAGACTACTCTATACCTCTCTATAAGTATAGCTGGTAGTAATAATGGGGCGATAAGAGTTGATAGTATCATAAAGATACTTAGACTTACCCACTGCCATTGTAGCATTGGTGCATCTGGGCTAACAATTTTTATTATCTGCATTGAAGGCCACCAAAGTCTCCATACTGACATTAAAACTGTTGCAACCCAAAATGCAAACAATACATTAATATAATTTAACTCCATATTCTTCTAGGTGTCGAAGACTGCCTAGGTTACATGCTAGTTGATTTTTATATCTACCGCCATGCTGAACATAGGGAAAGAAAGTATCGCTAAGATCAAAAGGTGGTTCAATCGTATAGACTAAATATCCATACTCACCATCTGGGTTTACCCATTCCTTTTTGATCGTAGCAGGTGTATTATTAGCAACACACCAAACTTTCTCACCTATTTCAAACCTTTCTTGAACACACTGCTCTGGCAACATAACTTCTTTCCAGTTATAGCCCTCTTGAGGGTGTTTAAAAGGCACTCCAACTCTTTCTATAATACTTTTCACGAAAGCAGGAGACCTATAAAGACTATTTGCGATTTCTGAAAGGTTATACCCCTCAATATACATTTCGCATACAGACTTTATTTCATCTTTAGTTGCTAGTTTCCCTTTGTTTTGGGATTTTCTGAGTGCAACAAAAGACTCCTGATCTCTGTGATCTTGTATTATCCTTGCCAATCTTGAGGTGTTGTATGTTATTCTTAACATCTGACACGCCTCTTTCTTAGTTATTGGCTTCTCTGTTTCAAGTAATTTTATTACTCGTTCTATGTTTTGTTTAGTTAAGTTCTCGTGATCTTTCTTCTTTATCATCTTGTATACCTAGTAAAATAATTGCATAATGAATTATCTTTAATACATCATCTCGGTTATAGCCTTCTTTCTTGCCATAACGCTGAGCATATTTAACTATATTACCAATGCAAAAACCTACTCCATGCCCCGAATCTGCTATGAACTCGGTGGATTGTATTTTGTTCATACTGTAATGCTTTGAATAAGTGCCATCTATCCATTCTTTAATTTCATTTAGCACTTTATCTTCATTAAAGTTATACATTTCTTTTCCTTCTATGCTTAGGTTTAAAACTTGGTCTTCGCCATCTACTTACTGATGACTTAGCTTGTCTAATAAAATCGTCTTTTTCTCTATCTGCTAGAGATTCAGGGATAAATATCTTTACTCCCCTATAAAAAATTTGTTCCATTACTTACTTGTAATCCTTTTGTCATACCAGGCCAACCCTTCGTCCCACCAATCTGGTGTAGGTCTGTGTGACCATTTAGCAAAGGTTGCCTTGTCTGTGTGATAATACAGACGATACGAACCTACGACATCGTCTGGGTCTTTCAGTTCATCTGGCATAGCCATACCGAAAGGAGTGAGTCCATCTCTAGGCAAGTTCTTTGGTTCTGGCAATTTATTAATTACTTCGACCACCGACTTGTGTTGTTTGCCATAGCGATAATGATACTCGTCATTAAGAGCATTAGCATAACAATGAACCCACTCAAAATTGTCAAGAGACTGCCGTGTCCATATCGTGCAAGGGTGATTATACATCATTGGTAGATATGGAGTGAGTGGTCTCTCGTCCATTGGTAAATGTTTTATTTTAGCTTTGTGTTCATTTAGAACAGCACTCTCCTCTCGATTCAATGCTCTAGGTATAAACCCAAGCACTTCATCTACCCAAACTGCTGTGCAAAGAAGCTGTGCAGCTTCTAGTGGCATCTTAACGATATGCTTATCGACATGATACTCTGCGCACTTATCTAAATCTTCGTCTAAATAAAATAAATTCATGGGTATATTATATCGAATTTTGGGATTGTTGTCAAGAATTATTTTTTGATATGATCCTTGACATACTTAGAATATGCCAAGGAAATAATAATGAGTAAAAGTATCGAAAGACTACTTACCAAAAGCTCTTCCTGCCTCTGATATACCAAACGCTCCAAGTGTTACCACTACTAGCGATGTGTATATTGTATCATCAATTATCAACTCTTTGCCCATAAATGCTGTGATAAGATCACAACTAGCGAATACTATCATAAAGAAGAATGAAATAAATCCTATGATTGCTTTCTCGTTTACATCATTGTCGTCTAAGAACAAGTCCATAAACTTTCTCTTTGGTGGAGCTAATCTTTTCTTAGCTGCTTCTGCTTCGGTTTTCAAAGCAGTGATAGTATCTTCTGCGTCATCTAGTTTTTCTACTAGAGACATATACTTATCGAGGTCTATATTTACCTCATTTCGGTTCTCCGTCTGTTCCATCGGTTGTTACCTTTCGATAGTAAACTACTACCTCTTTGAGTTCACGAATGTATCGTTTTAACTCTTGCATATTATATGCCATTAATTCATAGTCAGGAACTGACATAGCGAGAAATACTACTTGTCCTTCTCTCTTTTCCATATCAGCTAAGAACTCATCTATGTTCTGCTCGCTGACTACATACCAGTAAGGTTCTTTTAAATCTATTTCACGAGGTAGCACAGGCTGAATAATCTGCCTTTCTACTGGTTTTGCCTTAACCTCTAATGTCTTGGGTGGGAACAGGCTGCACTGTGATACCATCATCAGCGTCATCAATATCCCTACTGTCTTGTTCGATTCCATCAAATACCTCTTTTGTTGCTTTGTTTACTCTTGTCTCTATTAGACCTGGCTTTGCCGCTGCTAATCTAGTAAGGTTATGTCTTTTAAATATATCGAGATAGCGATTCATTTCTAACTGTATCTCTTGATTTTTAGACTGTAATTCCAAAATGCTCTGCCCTTGTAGAGCAAAGTCATTTTGAAGTGTTGCTATTGTTTGTTCTTGTAATTCGTATGCAACAGTAAGCTCTGCTACATTACCAATTAGTCTTTGATTCTCTTGATACAAGTAGTAACAAAGACTACTTGCTATTATTGTAGTTCCTAGGAAAACTTTATACATGCTCCCACTCCTTGTTTTGGAATAAAAGAGCTTCTGCTTCTCGTCTACGAACAAGCCCTTGGAGAGTCCTGCCTCCAGCTTTATTCCATCTTTTGATTTGATGTGGAACATCTTCTAGGTCGCCTTGATTTAATACTTTTAATAGTGTTGATTCTCTTAGGTTAGTTGGCCCGAGGTTATATACCCAAGCTACTAGTGCATCGAATTGGAACTGTTCCAACGGCACTTTAACCATATCGTTTATATACTCGCAAAACTCTTCTAACTCTACTTCGAGCATATGTTCTGCGTGATTCTGACTCCATTCGTCACCTGCTTTTACATCTTTTGTGTGACCATAGCCAATAGTCCAGACACCTGCTGGACATCTATATGCGTGTGCTTCAAACCC